TTACATCTCTCTTAGGAAGAGTGACTACAATACCTATTTATGGCGATGTTGACACTGGTACAAATTCGTCATATAGTGCGAAGTCAACGGGATCGAATAGTAGCTTTGCTAATGTAAGCGCTGGGTCTAATACAACACCGGCTTCAGTTTCTACAGGATCAAATAGCTCTATTTCAGATGTTGCAACTGGTTCAAATACAAGTTATACTAATGCTGCATAAGGAGATTTATTAATGGCTTCAACATTTACACCTCTAGGAATAGAGAAACAAGCTACCGGTGAAAATGCTGGTACATGGGGAACAAAAACTAATACTAATTTAGAAATAGTAGAACAAATATCAGCAGGATTTACAACTCAAGCTGTATCAGATTCTGGTGACACAACTTTATCTGTATCAGATGGTTCTACAGGTGCAACTCTTGCACACAGAGTAATAGAATTTACAGGATCTCTTACTGCATCAAGAAACGTCACAATACCAATTGACGTTCAACAAATGTATGTTTTAAAAAATTCAACATCTGGATCTCAAAACGTAGTATTTAAATATGCATCTGGAACAGGGGATAGCATAACACTTGCAAGTGGAGCTGTTAAAGTAGTTTATGCAACAGCTAACGATGGGACTAATCCAGATATAGATGACACAGGACTTATAAGTGCATCATCGACAGACACTTTGACGAATAAAACTTTAACTTCACCTAAAATTGGAACTTCAATTTTAGATACTAACGGAAACCAATTAGCTCTTTTAACAGCCACAAGTTCCGCAGTTAACGAATTTACAATTGCAAACGCAGCAACTGGTAATGGACCTACTCTTTCATCTACTGGTGACGACACTAATATTGATATTAATGTGACTCCAAAAGGAACTGGGGATGTTGTTCTTGCTGGTGATACTGTAAAAGTTGGAGACTCTGGGGCGGCAGCTACTTTAACTTCAAATGGAGCAGGTGCACTTACAGTTACAACAGGTGGCGCAGCTGATTTAGTTTTAAGCACAAACAGCGGAACAGATTCATCTATAATAACAATTACAGACGCAGCTAACGGAAACATTGCTTTAACTCCAAATGGAACTGGAGAAGTGGTTGTTGGATCTGGAACTGCAAATGCAACTGTAACTTCAAGCGGAGCACATGATTTAATTTTAGACACGAACTCTGGAACTAACTCGGGTACGATTACAATAACTGATGGATCTAATGGTAACATTAATATAGCACCAAATGGAACTGGAGTTGCACAAGTTGGTGGAACAGCTATTAAAGTAGCTGGTAAAGAAACAATATGGGTTCCAGCCACAGCGATGTATCCAGGCTCAACATCAGGATGTGCGGACTTAGCTCAAACAGAATTATCTTCAGATATTAATAGACCTGTTTTAAAAAATTTAGCTTTTGATAAAGACTCTGATGAGTCTGCACAATTTGCAGTAGCTTTTCCTAAATCATGGAATGAAGGTACAATAACTTTTCAACCATATTTTACAGCCAATAGCA